GCGTTCCCGTCAGATCCGCGAACTGCTGGATAACCGGAGCCGCTGCCGTCTGGATGGCTGCACCGAGATCCGCACCGGCAAGCTTTGCCTGATTCATTGCAGTAGTGACCTGATCGATAGGGTCCAGTGTATTGTCGAAGGTCGCCTGCATCGTGTCGGCAACATATAGGACCTCATCTCCGAAGTCAGTAAAGTTTATCGTCCCAGTCTTTACCGCCTCGTAGACTTGTGCTCCGGATTTGCCAAACAGGTCATAAGCAGCAGTAAGGCCGTCCATACCATTAGTTCCGTTTAGGATGGTGTCCTGTAACTGTGCCAGTGCTTCATTCAGAGGGACGCCGTCTTTGGTGGCGTTCTTTAATGCCTTCTGCAATCCGCTCATGACTGTCGAGGCATCTGCTCCGGACACTTCAAGCTGGCCCATAAACATAGCCGCTTGATCTAAAGTCATGCCCATCTCTTTGAACGCAGAACTATTATCTATGAGTCCTTGTGTCAAGGAGTCAACGCTCGCGCCTGTAGCCTGTCCTACATAGGTGAGCGTATCAAGTACGTTTACTGCTTCTTGGCCTTCAAGTCCCCACGCAGAGAGTGCTTTCTGTGTATTATCAATTGCACCAACAACATCTGTATCATTGACCGAAGCAAACTCAAGGAATATCGTAGTAAGGTTGCCGAGTTCTTCCCCTGTCGCGCCAAACCTTGTATTGACTTCTCCAATTGCGTTCCCAGCCTCTTCAAAGCCAACTGGAATAGTCGTTGTAATTCTTTCAAGCTGCTCCTGCATTCCAGCAAGAGCGTCCCCGCTGGCGCCTGTCCTTTTTACAATGGCGTCAAGGCCTGCGTCGACTTCGTTGAAGGCCGCGATGGAAGCAGCACCGACTGCCGCGATCGGAGCCGAGACGTGCGTAGTCAGACCAGTGCCGATGCTGGTCATCTTGTCGCCGACTTCCTTGACCTTGTCGCCAACCAGCTTGAACTGCTGGGATGCGACATTGCCAAAGTCCTTGGATTCTTTTTTCAGACTTTCGAGAGCCTGTTCGTCAGCTATGATCTGCCGCTCTAGCGCTTTTGCCTGCTCGGAGTTCTTATCGAATCCATCGGCGTTCTTCATCTGCTCCAGAGCCTGCCGTTCGGTCTTCAGCTTCTCTTCCGTGGAACTGATCGCGTCGTTCAGGTAGGTCTGCTTCTGCCGCAGCAGGTCCACATTGCCGGGATCCATCTTCAGCAGCTTGTTGACGTCCTTCAGGCCATTCTGCGCAGTCCGGAGGCTGCTGTTGACGTCTTTTAATGCGTCTTTTAGGCCTGTAGCGTCGCCATCTATGGCAATGGTAATACCTTTTATACGGTCAGCCATTATTTACTCCCTCCCGCATAAGTCCATTTAAATCCATACGCTTTATTGCGTTTCCCTGCACAACATTGACTTATATGCGAGGTGTTGTTTGCGTTTACCGCATGAGCGGCATCGTTTAGAGTCTCGAACCGGTTCACATATCCCCCACGAAGGTCTAGCTGAATAACAGCCCTCGCTCTCGGGTTGTTCTCCCCTTGTTTGCGCTCCGACATCTTGTTCCGAGTCTCTTCAGAGGCTTTTCTTCCTGTAAGCCATTTTGTAGAAAGCCCGATGTGCGACGCACTCATCTTTTTTCGCGTTTCGTGCGTGCGTTTAATCCCAATATGGGATAAACTCATTTGTTTTCGCTGTTCCTTTGTATACTTGTTCGTATGCCCGCCATTCTCGATGTTATAGCCGTGTTCCGGGTCGTTTGCACGGTACTTGGCGATAAGTTCGACTTCTTTCTGCTCTGCTTCATCTTTTGAAAGGTCACTAAACAATACCTCGTGGACGAAACCGTCCCATCCGTAGTGTTTAATTGCAGAATAAAAACGTCTCTGCTGTTTATAGCCTTCGCCGTTATGCCATCTGCCCGTTACATACTTTTGCGAAGTAATACCAATGTACTTCTTCCCGTTTATTCGGTTGGTATGCATATATACGACGTACGCCATTCTTAAAACCTGTCAAAATCTTCCTGTGTCGCGAGCTGTTTGTACTCGCAGCCATCGTTTCCGTGCTCGATCATCATGTCGAGAACGTCGCCATAATTGAGCTGCTCCAGGTCAGCCATGTGGAGGCCGATCTGGAAGCAGCGCAACAAATAAAGACCGACCGTCATTCTGCGGTCGGTTGGTCGTGATTTTTTTTTACCTCAGCGTCTGTCGCCTGGTTCCCGGCATAGATGTCCATGACCTTCCCTGCCGTGTCCGGTGTGGAAAACGCCAGAGCATCGAACCCCTCGAGCCATTTGACGTAATCGTCGAAGCTGAGTTTGTTCATGTCGGCGCCTTCGGCTGCCCTTGCCATGACGTAGGCAAGCTCACCGACCATCTCGGCACTGTCGCCGTCGCTCTCCTGCCCCAGAAAGAACGGCATCAGGCTCCTGTGGAACACCTGCTTGTACCGGATCGGCGTTGCGGCATTTGCCAACAGCGGCAGGTCTCTCTCACCGACTTTGATCACTCCATACATAGATTTATCCTCCGATCGTTATGATTCTCAGTTTCCGGAAGGTGCAGCAGGCTGATAGACGTTCTCGAACCAGCCGTTGTACTGCGTTGCCTGATCCGGCGTGACCGACGCCTTGACGATGTCCTTGTCGAGCGCCGCATTGTGGATCGCGACAGCCTTCATGGACGCCGTCTCGGTAACAGGCTCGATCGTATCGCCGGTCGTCTCGGAAGCCACGGAAGGCCTGCCAGAGGTCACGTTGTAGAGAACGTGCCTGACTGCGTGGGCGTCACCTTCAAACTGGAACAGCAGCGCGAAGGGCTGCGTCGGAGCGCCAGCATCCTCGACCAGGACACCGTTGTCATCCTCGATATAGCCGAGGATGTCCTTTTTGAAGCTGTCCGGGATCAGAGCAGACTCAAAGTCACCATCGTAGCCGTTGTTAGACTGGCCGACCCAGTAGTCGACATTGTCCGCGCGGAAGTTGGTGGACTCGCCCTGTGCCTCCATGGACAGGTTCACAGCGCCAGGCCATGCGACCGGTGTGGCGTAGGTCGCGGTATTGGTCGCCGGGTCAATGGTGGCCTTTGCGTAATAAACGTTTTTCAGGCCGTATTTAACCTTATTCTTAGGCATTGATTACTACCTCCATCGTATAAATGGTCATGTGCATGCGCTCGGTGTCGAGATATTCCTCTTCCTTCCCGTAGCTCCATCCGAGTCCGGTCAGGAAGTTCTCGATCTCGATCTCCTGCGCGAAGTCTTTTTCATCTGTGTACAGCTCGATCGTCAGCTGGGCGATCCGCTGATAGTTGATATTGTCGGCGTACAGATCGTCGATGCCGTCCAGCATCCAGCAGATAAAAGGCGGTTGCTGGCCGGTGTCTTCCCGAAACTGGTAATACGCGTAAGGGAGGCCGATCGTGCTGATGATGGTATCCAGGTCTTTATAGGTCATATGGCTTTTCTGATTGCCTCCTCAAACGATTTGATCAGTTCCTGCTCCACCGGCTGGATGTGGATCCTACCCTGGACCCTGCCACCGCCGCGTTTGGCATGGCCGTGCTCCAGAAGATGAGGCAGACTGGGCAGGTCCTTGTTGTAGATGATCCCCTGCGCCGAGTAGTGACCTGTCTTGACCTGGCTGGTCCACCCCTTCGCATAAGCGCCGGTACCGCCGAAGTCGCCCTTGGCATTGGACTTGACCGCCTTGACGCCGGCCTTGGTGACCTTCTTCGTGACTTCTTTGACGTCGTTGGCCACGTCAGCGCCGTATTCCGTCAGGATCTTCCCGATCTCCGCTTCAAGGTCAAATCGTTTTGCCATTGGTGCCGCCCTTCCTTTCGGCGTACAGCTCCAGATAGTCCCCGTCGGCATGGTATACGCGATAGATCCCGTAGGTCTTGCCGTTGTACTCGCATATCGTCTCGCCTTCATAGTCACCGGCGAAGATGGTGAACATGTACTCCGGGTTCAGGCCGTTCCGGCCGCCGTCGAAGAATTCCGCCCGCGTTACGTTATGGACCTGGCAGAAAACGTCACGGGATGACGGCTTTTTTGGCACCGTCACCCCGTACTCGTCTTTTTCCATTGTCTGCGAGATCAGCTTGAGTACTGCATCCATGTCAGCCCTCCTGCATCTTCTGGGAGAAGAGCCTGTTATTTAAGGCGTAGCGCAGCATGCGCGGCATGCCTTCCATGCCGTCACGCCTGCGCCACATCCAGGCCGCGTACATCACGATGATCTGCATATCATCCACGGAATCCGTGAGCGTGATCCCCTCCCGCTCGATCTGTGCCTGCGCGGAGGAGAGGTACTGCCCGAGCCGTTCGTCGTATGCAGTTGTGGTGATGCCAAGGTCAACTTTGAGCATTTCAAGCAGCATGATCCATCTCCTCCGTCATTCGTCAAGCGTTGGCAGTGTCCTGCGCGAAGGTGACAGTGACGTCTGCCGGAGCTGCGCCGTTGATGCCGACCGCGATGAACGCGGAAGCATCCAGGACCTTGCCGTCATAGCGGGCAGTGCCCTTGAAGCCGGTCTGATCTTCTACCCAGAAAGCATGCTCGGAGGTGTTGATCACTGTGCCGGCTCTCTCGGCCAGGAGATACAGGTCGAAGTAGCCGCCGATGATGATGTTGTCCGGGATGAAGTTCAGGACTTCGATCACGCCACCGATGACGGGCATCGTGCCGTTGATTCCGGAGACGATGGCGCCGGAAGCGTCGAAGCCGAGGGCCTCGGCGATCAGGTTGGTGTAGGTCGTCTCATTCATGACCCATACCTTGGTGCCGCGGCTGTACCTGCCCTTGGCGAGGCCAGAATCCTTGACCAGTGCCTTGAAGAGTGCTTTCTCGACTACGGATGCGGCGTGGCTGACGATGTTCGGCGTGCCGCTGACCGCCTTCAGCGCGGTCAGGATACCAGTGGGCATCTTGGTGCCGGTGCCAAACAGGATGGCCTTGTCGAGTGCGAGGCCGATCGCCTGGCCGAGGGTCTCGATCAGGTCAGCAGCCAGATCGATGTCAGAATCTTCCAGCGTAGCGTTGCATACGCGGAAGTATCCGCCGACCTTGTAGCCGTCAACTTCGACGTCCGTGAAGGACAGATCCAGCTCGTTCAGGTTTGCGCACATCTCGGTCCATACGGCCTCCGGAATAGCGCCCTGGACGACCATGCGGCCGGTGCCGGGGATCTGGCGCACAAATACGTGCTTGTACAGCTTGGAATACTCGATCACGTTCTCACGAAGCAGACCAAGCATGACGGAAGGAATCAGGAGGCCTGCGTTCTGCAGTGCTCTCTTTTCCTTGATCGCGGTCCTGACCTCCTTCAGGAAGTTCTGGACATCTTCGCGTGCGATGAAAGCATCGCGTTCCTGGATGGTCATGCCAAAAAACTTATCTCTCTTGCTCATTTTCTTTTCTGCCTTTCTTTCTTTATTGGGAGTCGGTGCAGTATCCGTGTTCTGCGCCGCTTCCTCTTCCTGCAGTTCCGTTTCCAGCCCGGAGATCTGGTCCTCGAGCTGCTTCTTCTCGTTCTCGTGGGCTTCCTTGTCCGCATCGAACTGCTCGATCTCCGCTTCGACCGCTTCGCGTTCCTCGTCGGTCTCCGCTTCCTCGATGCTCGCCGTCAGATCAGCCTCGCGCTGCTCGAACTCCGCGTCCTTGGCCCGGAGGATATCCAGAGCCTTCTGCGCATCGTTCAGCCTCTTTTTAATCATCAGAGCCTTTAATGCCATTGATCTTCTCCTTCATTCGTTCGCGCCATGCCTGCAGCTCGCGCTTGTGGATGTCATCACGCTGGGCCGCCCTGGCTGCAATGTTCGTCTCTTCATATGCAGGGAAAGTGCAGCAGCTGACTTCGTAGAGCGGATCCACTTCCTTGATCGTCCAGTGCACACTTCCGTCCTCGCGGATGTCGGTCTCCTCAGAACGGATCTCGAACCCGATGGAGCACTGGTCAACATCGCCGCGCTTCACACGTTCATACAGGTTCATTGCATCCCCATCGTTCGGATTGATAGAGATCTTTCCCCACAGGCCGTGCGCATCCTCACGCAGCTCAAGCGTCCCCGCTTTGCTCCTGCCGAGTACGAGAGTCGTGTCATGGTTGATCAGGGCACGGATGTCTCCCGAAATCGACTTAGAAAAAGCACCCGGCGCGATCGATTCGCTCATGCCTGGCGCGATTTCATAGTTGCTATCAAAAACAGCGAAGTAGCCCTCGATCGCGAGCGCGTCGCCGTCTTCCCTCGTAGTAAACTCTGCGGATCTACACCGCATCTGTCTTTCGTTTCTTTCCATCGAATTCCTCCCTCCCGGGGCAGGTCGCTGCCTCCGGATGATGTTTAAATTCCACCGACATATCGCACCAAAACTGATGCGCACAAAGGAAGTCGCTGCCGCGGCACCATATCTTTCCGCGCTTGCCGTCCTTCCTGTAAGCGTATGGGCATAACAGCGGGCTGCTCATCACTCGTCCTCCTTCTGGATCAGCTTCTTCTGCATGCCGCTCATGTCGTAAGGCAAATAGTTCTCCAGGATCTTGTACTCCTTCAGCCCGGCCGGATTCATGTGCATCCGATCGCGCCACTCGTCGCCGTTCACGAAGCCGCGGTCAGATCCGGCCAGCAGGACGTCGCTGACGCTCTTTAAGTCGTAATCGATCAGACTCCACACGTTGAACTGGAGATACCAGGACGGGTTAATGATCAGCTTTTTGGTCATCTCAGCTGCGATGCCCTTCGCGATCGTCATGATCGTTCCCTGGATGAAGGCGTTGTACTCGTCGCGCTTGTACTCACCGACGCCCAGGAGGAAAGCCGGCACGCCGAGGATCGCCGCGACCGCACGCTTGTCCAGCTGCACCGTGTCGTTGATCGCAAGGTCCGCCAGAGTGAGCGGCCGGACCTGCTCGACCTCGAACTGCTCCGCAGGGATCAGCCAGGGCTTTCCTGTCGAGGCGGGCTCCGCATAGCTCTCCAGGAGCTTGTTGCGTCCTTCCGGTGAGGAGAACTCATCTGTCAGACCATCAACCTTCACAATAATGCTGGGCTTATACTCGGAGCTCATGAAGGCCTTCTCGGTGTGCGCTGCCTGCTTCAGGTTGTTCGCGATGTCGCGGAGGGAGACTTCCACGCCGCGGCCCTTCCACAGGTAGACCGGATCCGGATTGTAGACAAAGTGCAGGACGCTTGCAGGATCCCGTTCCAGCCCGTCGATTGAAACCTTATAATCGCGATATCCTTTCGGGATGAAGCTGACGCGACTCGCGCTGATTGGCTCCAGTGACTGGATCAGCCCGCCCCATGTATGCGGGACCACGATCGAATTCCCTCCGCCATACAGGAGCAGGTTCATCACGATAGCTTCCATCCAGGTGTTGCGCGTCATGTTCGGCATCGGCTCGATGTCGATCGCTCTGGAGAGCTCATTCGTGATCCGGACGTCACCGTCCGCAGTGTTGCTCATCAGGTAGATGGTCGTGGCACCGATCAGAGAGGCGATCTTCCTGCAGGCCGTCATGATCTCCGGGTTCTGGTCCAGGCTCGTGTATCCGGAGCACACCAGGTCGTGGAAAGCCTTCGTGTCAGTCAGCCATACCTGCGCCGACTGGCTCATGCGCTTCTGCGTTGTATTTCTGTTCCTTCTTTTTCTGCTCATTCATTCCACCATGCTGCAGCCTTCTTCTGTCGTTCCATCTGGTTCATCATCGCCACACAGGCGAAGACCGAAGCATCGAACAGGTCGATGCGCTTCTCCGGCTGGATCTTGTCATACTGGACGGCGTCGTCCGTCTTCTCGATGGCATGGACATTGGAGATGCAGTATTCATATGCTTCGGAGTGCAGATAGTAAAGTCTGCCATCCTTCGCGGCTTTTTCTATGTGCCGGAAGCCTTGCGACTTCAGATAGTAGTACTGTGGTATATCGCGGACCACGAAGTGCGCGGCCTGCATGGCCGGGAAGTATTCCTCGCCGGCGAACTTCCGGTCGTGTCCGACCATCTTGATCTTGAAGCCGAGCGTCCTCATGGACTTGAACCATGCGACGACGTCGGCCACATTGACCGTCGGGCTGTTGCACATGGTCAGCCATCCGTCATCGGCCCACCCGAAGAGCGGAATCTGATCCTCGTCTGCCTTCCGGGCCGCCTGCGTGACCGGGAAGAACCCGTGCGTGATCACGATGTCCGTACCGTTGTACTGGCCGTACAGCGCTGCGGCCGTAAGATCGTAGAACCGGGACAGGTCCGCGCCACCGTACCAGCTGATCGGGAGCTTTGCCAGCTCCTGCAGCGTCCAGTTGTATTGCTGATCGGATCGCCGGAACTCATCCAGGTCGAACCATGCCCTCATCGCGTTCGTGAAGACGTTCAGGCTCTTCGCGAGGAAATCCTTCCGCTGCTGCGGATCGTTCTGGGCCTGCAGGGAGTCGTTCAGGATCTCCGCCGGCCGGATGGTCACGCCGTAGGACGGGTTCGCCATCTCGTGGACCTTCGGATTCGTGTAGTCGATCTCGCCGTCCTCTCCCGGATTCGCGCAGCAAATAAAAACGAAGTACTGTTCGTCCTCGACCGTGCCGTCCAGGATCTGCCGGCAGTACTTCAGCCGCTGCCCGAGGAAGCCCTGCGCGTCGTCGCCGGCCGTTGAGATCCCGATCAGGAGCTTGTTCGTGTATGCCTTCTGGCACTCCTTAAACAGGTTGTACTGCTTCGGTTCCTTGAAGGCATGGATCTCATCGCAGATGCAGATGTTCGCGTTCAGGGAGTCCTGCGCATCCGGGTTCGCGGCGAGTGCGCGTATAAAAAAGGAGCCGTCTTCGAAGGACGCCTCCATGGAGTGCTCGTTGTTGTTGTCTATGACCTTGACCAGGCCGCCGTGTTTTCCGCGGACCTGCTTCTCGCCCATCCTCTCTACGTTGTAATCGAGGAAGTTGAAAGTCTCCAGGGACTGCATGAGCGCCGCGGAGCTGACGTAGCACTTCGATCCGGACTTCCGGTACCACAGGGACAGCGCCCATGCGAGCGCTGCCGCGAAGGTCGTCTTTGAGTTCTTCCGGGGGATGAAGATCAGCGCCTCGTGGAACCGGACTATCTGCGTGCCGGCCAGGTAAAAGCCGACCAGATTGTAAATGATGAACTTATGCCACGGCTGCAGGAGGAACGGCTGCCCGCGCATCGGTGTTCCGTCGATGGCTTCGCCCTGCTGGTGGCATAGGGTCCGTTCGATGATCCGGATGCAGAACTCGGGAGCGTCATGCCGGAGCTCGTAGGCCGGGTTCTCCAGATCCCGGAAGAACCGTTCTGCCGCCTGCCGTCGTTCTGTATTCGCTATGATCGTACCGTCGCGGATCCCTTCTGCGTATTGCAGGACCTCCGCCCATTCCTTATGTTTCATGCTCCACCGATAGACTTAAGCGCCTCCTCCAGCGCTGATCCTTTTTCCTTCTTCTGCATCGCTGCTTCGTTTATCCGCTTCAGGCCTGCCGGTGTGAGTCCAAGATCGCGCCAGTAAGCAAGCGCGGACGCGTTCAGATCCTTCCACAGGGTCACGAGCGGATTGATCACATAGTTCCTCGCGCCCCGGTCGCTGACCTTCTCAACCAGAGCCTCGGAGCCTTCGTCCTCGAACTGCTGATACACCGCGTCGCGTTCCGCCAGGATCTTCGCCAGTGTATCGATCACACTGTCGAAGGTCTTCTGGTATGTGCCAACTGATTTAGTTTGGCGTTTAATTGTCCTTTTCCACTCGCTGATATCCATAATTTGGGGATGATTACCATCAAATTAACCTAGAGTTGGACAAAGCCCCGGCCGCCGGTATCCCAGCGAGCCGTACAGAATTCAGCACCCGGGGGAGGTCATCCATAGTACTCCGCGCGGGTTCTTCCTCTGTTTGCTTTGCCTGCCTTCTCGGGATGCTCCTTGTTGTGGCAGTCAGCGCAAAGGCTCACCAGGTTACTGGGATCCAGTGCCAGTTCCGGGTACTCATCCAGATGCTTTATGTGGTGCACGACTGTCGCCTGCCGCATCCGTCCGTACCGCTTACATCTCTGGCACAGATATTTATCTCGCCGCAAGATCCTCGGCTGCATATGCGCCCAAGCCCTGCTGTGGTAGAAGTCTGTCATGGCATAAAGTAGGCAGCGCCTGAGAGGTAGCGCTGCCTTGACTGGAGGATAAGAAAAAGCGGATGCAAAACGCACCCGCTTCTTCCTCTCATCTATGTCCAGCTTATATTATATTTTAGATTGTTGTCCCGTGATTACGGTTCTTTATATCCTTTTCGACATCTCGTAGTACAGCTTCCGCCTGCGGTCGTAGTACATATCCTTCCCGCACGGGATCCCCATGACCTGCAGCTGGTAATATGTCATCCCATAACAGACGCCAAGGATCAGCCAGTCATACAGGTCGCTGTCAACAGACCGGACCACGTCCTCCAGTTCCTTTTTCTTGCTCGCGATCTCCGCACGCCTGACCGCCAGCTCCTCCGTGGGATTGAAGTCTCCCGAAGTCTGCACGCGCTCCTTATCGTAGACGATGGCCCGCGATGTATCCGGCGCCGTGTTCAGCTCTGCCACCCACAAAGGATACCGCTTGCAGTAGTGCAGGACCGTGAGGAACTCCTCCTTCGGGATGAAGTATTTGTTTCCGGTCGACAGGACCCTGTGCTGGCTCATGATGCACCTCGTCTTTCATGATCAAGCTCGCAGAGGAAGGCCAGGTTGCAGGCAGCGTGCTGGAGGTGCAGCAGGCCGCTCTCCTCATCGATCGAGTCCGGATTCTTGACATATTCCAGGAGATGCCTCAAAAGTGCGTCCCTGTACCGGATCGGTTCCACCTGCCTCCAGTTCTCCGGCCCGCCATCCGGGTATTTGGCATTGCCATACATCCGGACCTCCGCGATGTCCTTGATGATCTGTGTAGGCACCAGGGAGATCTGGAGCTTCCCGGCATCCGCTTTAGCCGTCTGATCGTTCATTCCGTCTCACCTCCTATCAGCCGCATGAAGCCTTCCTCTGTCAGCCGGTCCTTGGCATCGTCCACGGTCATGATGATCGCATCATCGAACTCGCTCTCGCCTTCCCGCAGGCCGTCCTGGAAGCCCTCCGCGTATATCTCCTTCAGGTAATTGAACATCTCTGCCGCGGACAGCTTCCGGAGCTTCCGCAGCATATCTCTTGAAACTCTTCCTTCGCTCATTTATATCCCATCCCCAACATCTCGCCGAGCCACAGATTGAAGGCCACGAAGGCCTCGATCCCGCCGTAGAAGATCAGGCCGGCGAGTATTAACAATATGATCATAATCACGAAGTCCTTCACTTTCCGTCATCTCCGAAATGATACGGGCACTTGTACTCGAATGGTTTCCACGGCGTGACATCCATGCGAAACCCATCTTTGTTGATCTCAATAGTTACTTCTACGTTCTCGTCATGTACCTTCTTAATGATCAGGTTCATAAGATCTTCATCAATCATCTTCTGTCCACTCATCCTCTTCTCCTCTCAATATGACGGTGAATAATCATCAATACCGGCATCAAAGCACATATCCTGTATGGCAGTTTCTATTGAATCATGTAGCTGCTCTGCGATACGTTCATAGTCGGCAGCGGTTACACACTTTTCCTGGTCTACCAAGTCCATGACATATAATTCAAAGTGCAGCTCGTTATCTCTAGTCATCCTCTTCTCCTCTCAATCTGAAGCTGCCATACCTGCGCATATAATCGCCAAATAAAGCAATATCCATTTCATTTCTATCCCAAACTTTAGTGCTACCAACGGAATGGCAACGAAGCCAAATAATATTGCCATTTTTACTCTTCCCCCTCCCATATCAGCGGTTTACCGTCGGCGTCAACCAGCAGCGTAAAAGTGCCCTGATTATAGCTGCCCTTTGATACTGCGTACATGACACCCGTTTCTCTGTCAGCGACTACTTCCCAACAACCTCCTGCATATTCCACTAGATCAAACCGGCTTATTCTTTCCGGTTTAGCTTGTGTTGCTGTCTCAGCCTCTGTGCATCCGACGATCAGTCCGGCTATCAGCATGGCTATAAGTATCGCTCTTTTCATCCTCTTCTCCTTTCCTTCAGCGCAGCCAGAAGTGCCGCCTGGCTCGTGTCCTTTGCCTGCAGCGCTCTCATGACCTGCTCGTCGACGGTTCCTTCCGTGATCAGGTGATGCACGATCACGGGCTTCTCCTGCCCCTGCCGGTGCAGTCTTGCGTTCGCCTGCTGATACAGCTCGAGTGACCAGGTGAGCCCATACCAGACGATCACGTGCCCGCCCTCCTGCAGGTTCAGGCCGTATCCGACCGACGCAGGATGCGCCAGCAGGACCCGGATCTCCCCGCGGTTCCAGGCTGCGATATCTTCCGGACCTTCCAGCGTTCTCGCGTCTGGGATCCTCTTCCGGATCGTGTCCAGGTCATGCCGGAAGCTGTAGAAGACCAGGACCGGCTCGCCGGTCGTGTCGACGATCTCCTCCAGCGCCTCGGCCTTCCTCTCGTGAATCCTGACCGGCGCGCCGGATTCCATGTAGACGGATCCGTTCGCGATCTGCAGGAGCTTGCTCATCACGGAGGCAGCGTTCAGCGCCACCACCGTCTCATCCTCTCCCAGCTGCAGCAGCTGGTCTTCTTCCATCTCGTCGTACTTCTTGCGCTCCAGACTGCTCATCCGGACCGGGATCACGTTGTCGATCCTCTCCGGCAGCTGCAGGTAGTCCGCCGCGCTCATGCTCACGCAGATGTCGCTGATCTTCTCCTGGATCCTCTCCTGCGCTCCCTTCCTCGGCTCCCATTTATAGACCATGTAGCCGTTCCGCATACCAGGCCGGAAGTACTCGTCCCTATACCATCCGATGGTCCGGCCTAGCCGTTCGCCCTGGTCCAGAAGGTATACCTCCGCCCACAGGTCCATCAGACCGTTCGGGCTGGGTGTCCCGGTCAGGCCGACGACGCGCCGTGCGCAAGGGACCGCCTTCCGCAGCGCCCGGAAGCGTTTGGCCTGCGGGTTCTTGAAGCTGGAGAGCTCGTCGATCACGATCATGTCAAAAGGCCAGCCCTTTTTCCGCTTCTGCAAAAGCTCCACCAGCCAGACCACGTTGTCCCGGCCGATCACGTAGAGGTCCGCGTCCCGGTCAAGTGCGTCTGTCCTGTCCTTAACAGATCCGAGGACAGGGCTGATCCGCAGCTCCCGCAGGTGGTCCCACTTTGCCGCCTCCCTTGTCCACGTATCCTCCGCGACCCGCTTCGGTGCAATGACCAGGACCTTGTGAACCTCGAACCGGTCATAGATCAGCTCATCGATCGCGGTCATGGTGATCACCGTCTTGCCTAGAGGCCCATGTCCAAAAAGAGCCCGACGCTGGTCTGATCGAGGATCCTCCCGATCGCCCGCTTCTGGTAGTCGTGCGCTTTAAAGATCATGGCGTCATCACCTCCCTTCATTCCCCTCGTAGACATCCTGCAGCCGCACACCCTTCCGGAGGTCGTAGTAAAAGTCCTCTGCCGCCTCCTGCCCATATACCACGCAGGCCTCCTGCCCAAGGCTCCGCAGCTGGTCGAGCTCATGCTGCTGGATCCTCGAGAGCTCGCCGGTCTCTGTCTTCAGTTCGACAAATACGACCCTGCCGCGTGGCATCAGGATGATCCGGTCCGGCACTCCAGCCCTGCCCGGGCTTGTAAACTTCCAACACTGTCCTCCGGCCGCCTGAATTGCATGCCGAAGCCATGCCTCTACATCTTTTTCTCTTTCCATAGACTTGTCACTCCAAAAATCCCGTATTTATGCGGGTTTGAGGCCTGTCTGTGACAAGTGTGACAAGATGACACGATTTTTCTATACGCGTGTGCGAGAAAAACACGCGGGTATATATGCGTATGTTTTTTTATAAAGAAAATCTATAGAAATCTTGTCACACTTGTCACTTGTCACACTTAGGCCCTTTTGTATACTCTCTGGAGACCGTAGTCCCCTATCCGTTTTCTGCTATTCGTTTTTGACCATCCGGGTATCTTCGCCATGATCTTCGCGATCGCGTAGGAGTCTTTTGCCTCCAGCCGGCTGCCGGATCCATGCAATGCCTCGACCCAGATCTCCATGTTCGAGACCTCCGTCCTCAAGACTACACCTTCCTCGTCGCTATCCAGGAAGAGCATCCGCTGGTCGATGCTCATCTCCGCCCATCCTTCCGGCAGAAGCCTCTCGAGGTATTCTTCCACCAGGCCCTGGCGGTCATCCTGCTCCATCGCGTCACGCTGCGCTTCTGCCGCCAGCGCCTCCGCATCCGCAGACAGGATCAGCTCCTCGCCGAGCTCATAGTTGATCTTCGCCTCTGCCCATATCTGGTCGACCTCTGCAGTCGTCAGGTCCCGGGCCTTCACCCGGTCGCCCTTCCGGATCTTCACCGGCCAGAACCGCCGGTTCCCGGTGACGTCCCGGAGGAATCCTTCCTCCGCGTTCGTGGATCCGACCACGATGCACTGCCTGGGCCGCTGTTCTTTGTAGTGCCCGAAGGCGGCCCTGTAGTCGTCGCTGGTCCTCGATACAAAGCTCTTTACTGCCTCGATGTCGGCCTTCTTCATGCCGGTCATCTCACCGATCTCGACGACCCAGGCGCCCTGCAGCTGCTCACCGCTGTCCTTGATTTTGTTCATCATGTCCATCTTCAGCGAGTCCGAGAACCATTCCGGCCTTCGCGCAATTCGCTCGAAGAACGTGCTCTTGCCGGCGCCCTGCGGCCCTACCAGAACGACCATATAGTCGAATTTAATGCCCGGCTCATATATCCTCGCGACCGCTGCCGTGAGCGCCTTCCGGATCACTTCCCGCGTGTATGTGTTATCGTCCGCGCCAAGGTACCGGACCAGGAGCGTATCGAGCCGCTCCTTCCCGTCCCATTCCGGCAGCGAGTCCAGGTACTCCCGCACCGGGTGATAGCGCCGGCTGTCCGCGACCGCCTGCAGGGCTGTCCGGAGCCGCATCATCGGCAGCTCTACACCGTGCGCTCTGACGATGTACATCAGCAGCTGCGCGTCGTCCGCATCCCTCCATGCGCCCCTCGGCCGGCTCCAGGGCGTGCCCACCGCGTCGATCAGGCCGCTCATCTCGTTGAACCGGATGCCCTGCAGCTTCTCGTCGTTTTCGATGATCAGCGTGGCATTCGCGACGGTCGGTGCGACGCCCATCGAGGCGGTCATCTGCAGCCGAAGCCGCCAGTCGCCCTCCTCAATCGGTGCCGCGAAGTCGTCCTTCGCCTCCGCGTCCCGCTCCTGGTACATCTGGCGCAGGCATTGTTCGTCCTCGCGAATAAGGTCACGCATGGCCTTCCAGCTGGGCGCGTTCGCGCCTCTCTTTTCGCTCCCCTCATCCAGCTCCCGGAACTTATAGAGCCGCACCAGGTCGAAAGCATTGAGGAGCTGCCCGCCGAGCGGATCCGTGCCATGGTTGGAATAAAAGAACCTGCCGTCCTCGTAGATCACCACACCGGCAGCAGTCGATCCGGCCGCGTAGGTGTACCGGTCCTCTTTGGCGGTTGGCACGTATACCCCCGGGAGGTATTTTTCCATCGCCTGCTGGATCGTGTACGTCCGGCAGAAAAGCCCGACGATGCCCTTCTTCTCGGTCGGGTCTCCCTGCTTGTCGGCCATCTTCTTCCGGATGCCGCTCATCCTGGATGACTCGGGCCACTCCGCCACGTCCGTCCAGTCCCGGTACTCCTGCAGGATGTCGTCCGCCTTCAGGAACGGTGCGTCGTTGCTGTCGAAGAACGGCTCCACGTCCGCGCTGTGACTCGGCCAGTACATCAGCCTGGTCGACTGGTAGCTGGAATCGTCGAAGTAGTCGATCCCGACCTTCTCCGCGACCTTCCGGGCGATGGCCTCGTACTCGTCTGCACTGACCTCCCGGTCGACCGGGATGATCAGACGAAGCCGCGGCTTGTCCGGTGTGTGCTTGTGGGTCGAGTAGATGGCCCACGCGCACTCGAGGCAGAAGCTGTCCCGGATCTCGCCGGCAAGGTCCGCCGGTGCGAAGTCCGCGTCCAGCGTGACGATCTGACGCGCCGCCACGTTGCCGCTGACGCGCCTGCCGCCCTTCAGATGGCCGCCGACGAATCCGCCGATGTCCTTGATCTGGTCCTGCCGGTCCTTCGGCATCTTCATGTATTCTGCGTGCGTTTCATGCGTCTGGAAGCTCTCCGACAGCTTCTTCAGCAGGGCCGACCATGAGATCCGCCTGTTCTTCCATGCGGTCTCGAAGCGGCTCTTTCCGGTGCTGATCAGGAGCTCCCCGTCATACTGCACGCGCAGGAGGTTGTCCTCCATATTGATGACTTTCGGTTTCTCCATCATGTTTCTCCCCATTTTGGGGCGCACAACGTGTGGACCAGGAGCTCCGTGCTGCGTTTTGTCTTTACATACTCCACGTCCTTCGCGTCCTCTTCCTTTATGGCCTTATGGCATACCGGGCAGTAGACTTCCGGATCCCCGTGATAGGCATCCGCCGCCAGCTTTGCCATGCGGTCCCTTAACTTCTCGATAACTTTTGTATCGACCATCTTTTAATCCTTCCTGTAATAGTCGCAGATGTACCCGTCTCCCCGGAGCGGCAGCCCCGGTGCCCAGCTGATCGGCGCGCCCATCGCGCTCCCGATATCTGCCAGCGCCTTCTCTGCTTCCTCCGCCGGTACGTCCACGATCATCTCGTCATGGATATGCATCCGGATCCTGTAGCCCATTGCATCGACCAGGAGCATCGACTCGGCGAGGCAGTCCCTTGCGGTGGCCTGTACGATGTTCTCGACGATCTTGCCGCCGTAGGTCTCGGTCTTTCCCCACTGCTTGGTCGTCTGGTTGACGCCCATGTAGGTGATCTGCTCCCGGCCGTTCGGCAGTTCCTCGACTCTCGCGTGCCAATAGCAGAGCCGGCGCCCACTGGGAAGCCGCACCAGGAGGTTCCCATTCTTGTAGTAAAACTCCACGCTGATGCCGCTCCTGACGCTGTATGGCCGCACCGGGCCGCCCGCCACGTGTTCCCGTTCCTGCAGGTTGTCAGCCGGTAACCGGATGCCCCTGCGGACCGTCCTGCGCTCTTTGATGGCCGTCTTCGCCGCGGCCTCGTAGTCCCGCCACAGCTTAACGATCATCGGGTTCGCCTCTCTCCAGTGATCCACGATGCTCTGCATCTCTTCTTCCGGGATCGATCCGGAGGAGTCCATTGCCTTCATCGCGCCGACGCCGCCCTGGTAACCGCAGTTATGCACCAGCACGCCGGATACTGTGAACCGATGCCGCGGGCCTGCGTTCAGGATGTCGTATACCTTTTTGCTCGCCTTTGGTTGAGCAGTTGTTCGCTCCGCGTTGCCCAGCGCAGATTTCCCGGAGCATAATTTCCGTCGTTGTCGATCCGGTCGATCTCCAGCTTCAGTTCCCTGTCCGGGAGCCCGCAGTTCTCGATCATGTACAGACAGGCGTCCGCCACACTCGGAAACTCGAAGCGGATTCCTCTCGCGCCGTAGTTCTTGTACTCCGGAGCGTTCGGGTTCTCGCACCGTTGCTTCGCAGCTGTGAAGCGTCTGTCCAGCCATCGCGGCACCGCTCTGCGCTGGCTGCAGCTCTGGCAGCCTTTTGTCTTTCCCCGCGTCATGTTCGCGAGCCGTGTCCAGGATTTCCGTCCGCATCCGGTGCATTCCGTCAGCACGAAGCACTCGCTCCAGCCCTTCGTGTATCGTCTCTCCGGCGATATTATCTTCAGCCAGCCGTACCGCTTCCCGACCTGCTCCTGATTGCACGAGATGTGCTCCGCAGGCGGCGGCGTCTCCGAGTCGTAGCTGCCTATATGTCCCGTCGACCTCGGCCCATACGATGTGGTCCGTTGTCGCCTCCAGTCCGCCATACCTTATAACCTCCTTTTCTCCTTTGTAGATCACGCCGTCATGGTTTACCCACTCGACGCCGTCCCATATTTTCATGTCCGTCGTCACCTGCTCGATCGGCACGAGGCCCTGATCGGTCAAAACCGGCTGGCCTTCCGCGATGCAGGCAAGCGTTGCGATCTTTCCCTTCTGCCGGAGCTCTCCGTTTACCCCGTGCTTCACGACCGGCACGTGATACATCATGCTGGCCGTCTCGCAGTAGATGTCCTTCCCGGCCCGGAACGCATCCAGGACCCATTCCTCGCCGGCGAGCCAGGCGATCACGCGGGCCTCGATGGCCGAAAAGTCCGACACCACGAAGCGGCACCCCTCGGATGGTATAAAGGCCGTCCGGACCAGCTCCGAGAAGACGAAGGACGTCTCCCCGAAGAGCGTGTCAAGGCTATCGAAGTCTCCCTGCGCAGTCAGCTGCCTCGCGAGGTCCAGATCCGGCAGGCTGTTCCTTGCCAGGTTCTGGATCTGCACCAGACGGCCGGCCCATCTTCCGGACCTGTTTGCACCGTAGAACTGCAGGATGCCTCGGAGCCGGCTGTCGCTGCAGACGGCCCCGAGCATCGTGCTGTATTTGGCTGTGGATGTCTTCCCGAGCGCCTGCCGGATCTCCAGCACGCGCCGGGCGTCATCCGGCAGATACTTCAGCGTAAGCGCTGCGGCGATGGTCTCCTTCGTGACCTGCGTCATCGGGATCCCGTTCGCCTGCAGCCAGTCCTTCAGCTGTGAGAGGCTGTTAGGGTTAGAGAGCCCGGTGATCTCCCGGGCTTCCCTCTGCAGCTCCTCGCGACGCTGTGTGTCGTATTCGACGATCTTCTCGACCATCGGGACATCGATCCGGACGCCGCTGTCATTCATGCGCTGGTCAAATTCCCACAGCTTCTGCTCGCTCTCTGCAAGCGGCAGGAGCTTGTCCCGGATCGCCATCTCGGTGACAACGTCCTGGCGGTTGTATTCGATGTACAGTTTCCACTTTTCGCGGTCATGGTCGGGCAGGTTCCTCGTCCTTCCGCCGTTTGCTTTTGTGGGCTTGCACGGCTTCGAGAAGTACTGGATCAGGCTCTTGCCGATCGGATCCTTCAGCTGGTCCTCCGGCAGGCCGAGCGCCATGCCGGCGGCTGCCAGGGATCCTGGCAGACCGCACTCCAGCGCCATGATCATGGTGTCTGACCACTGTTCTGGCGGCATCGGAACGCCCAGCCATTTGGCCAGGCAGTTCCGTTCAAACGCCGCGTTGAACGCTGTCTTCAGCACGGCAGGATCCTGCAGCAGCTCCGCGATCTCCTCGATCTCTTCGAAGGGCTCGGTCAGGTCGAGGACCTTCACAGGCCCGCCGTTGACGCTGTAGCCGATCAGCAGTATCTCAAAGTCCGGACTCTCAACATATTTGTGCAGCCCGCACGCCCCAAGGTCGACGGAGCTATATGTCTCAATATCGATGCTGCATGTCTTCATTTAGAAGTCCTCGTCCTCATCCTCGAAACCGTCGCCGAAGTCATCCTCTGCGGATGCCCTCGCGCCTCCGAGCCTCTCGCCGTCCGCGAGCTTCTGGATGTTGTTCAGGCCGACACCGACGCCCTTGTTGCCGTTGGTGTTGAAGGCGTAGAAGTTGATGGAGGCACGGCCCCAGCAGCCGGAGTAGACCTCGTCCGGGTCGAGGATCTCGTTCAGATCCTTGTCGACGA